AGTCTGTATATTCATACAACACTGGTGCTAACCCTCCTGGTACTGCAAGTAACGCTGTAAACGTATTACACGCTACTAATGCACTGCCTGAAGGTATCAAGATGAACCATTACCTCACAAGTACTAAAGCATTCTTTATTCGTGCTAACGTACCTATGAATACAGGTATGATTCACCAAGAACGTCAAGCAATCACGTTTGACCAAGACAATGACTTTGATACGATGAATGCTAAAGCTAAATCGTATGAGCGTTATGCGTTTGGTTGGGGCGACCCACGTGCATTGTGGGGCACACCTGGAGTTTAATTAACTCGCACGTGAGCGATTCCCCCTAGTTCTCAAAAGGTTCTAGGGGGTTTTTTCTCTAACTTAAAGGAAAAAATTATGCCTAACAAAAAATTACGTGAAGGTCAACCAATTGGAATGGGCGTAAAAGCTCCAGTTCAAAAGCCGACTAAAGACAAAGTTAAGAACCCAATGCAATCAACTAAGGCGAAGAAACCTAAAGGCGGATACTAATCATGGCAACTCAGATTCTTCCGTTTCAGATTCTGAATGACGGGTATCGCAACACAACGCTAAAAATTGCTGGATGGGTAAATGCTGGTGATATTTCAAATTATGTAGTTCTTGACCCAAGTACATTAAGTCAAATTGATGCACAGGGTTCATTGGCTAAAACAGTACGTGTAAAGCGTATTAACTTTGACATTCAAGATGGTATCCAAGTTACTTTAAACTGGGATGGTGCTACTCCTCAACTATTGTGGGAATGTGCTGGCCGTGGCGAAATTAAAGCTGCTTCATTTGGCGGTATTACTGACAATGCAACAACACCTAACGGTAAAATTACGTTGACAACATTTGGTGGTGCTGCAACTACAGCATTAACATCATTTACCATTGTTTTAGAAGTTATCAAAGATTAATATGCAAGTAACACATAGTAACGCTAAAAAAATAGAGTTAATAGCCACTATTATCCGTGCAGATGGTAAAATAGAGGAGTTAGGCGTTATTGATTACTGGCATAAGAACCCCATTAAACGAATTATTTGGAGAATTAAAAAATGGCTACACTCCTAGTTAATACAGGACGTGCCATCGTAACCAACCGCATCTTAGGAAGCGGAACTCAGCCTAACTATATCGGTTGGGGTACTGGTGCTGGTACGACAGGTGCTACTGATACAACTTTGTTTACAGAAGTGTTACCTCGTGTTTCTGGCACGAGTTCACAAGTAACAACATCCACAACTAACGACACATATCAAGTCGTAGGAACTCAAACTGCTGGTACTGGTGAGACAATCACCAATGCTGGTTTATTTGATGCTTCTACTTCTGGTAATTTGTTTGTAAAAGGTGACTTTACTGGTATTGCTTTAAATAGCGGTGACAGTATTGCTTTTACATTCAAAGTTCAATTTAGTTAATAAAGGCATTAAATGGCTCTCGTTCTAGCTGATAGAGTTAAAGAATCGTGTTCTAGTCCTGGTACTGGAACTGTTACGCTTTTAGGAGCGCAAACAGAATATCAATCTTTTTCGGCTGGAGTTGGAGCCAACAATACGACCTACTATGTTATTGCTGACCAATCAGGTGCTAACTGGGAAGTAGGTCTTGGTACAGTCGGTAGTGGAGGCACAACACTTGCCCGAACTACTGTACTGTCCTCTTCTAATTCAGGCTCATTGGTAAACTTTTCCAGTGGGACACAAGATGTATGGTGTGACTATACAGCTAAAAAAGCAGTCATTCAGGACTCATTAGGAACAGTAACAGTTCCACAATTAGCATCTAGTTCTACAACTAGCACTACACCAGTATTATCTTTTAATGGTTCTAATACAAGTTATGCTTCAGGCGCAACCGTATCAGGAAGTTATTTGCAATCTATTTTGCAAAACAAATCAAATACTGCTGGAGCTTCTACCAATTATGTTCTAAGCAATGACTTAGGAACAGACTCATCATATTACGGTGAGTTTGGCATAAATTCTTCTGTATTTAGTTCAGGCACACCTGCTGACTTTTTTAGCTTAAATAATGGAATTTATTTTTCTGGTCACGATGGCGATATAACTTTAGGCTCTGGTAATGGTTATAAGACTTACTTATCTTGGGGAACATCAGGCCAATCAGCCCATGTCATTAATGCTACGGGTTCCATTGGTTTAAATACCAACATTACTGGCACATCTAACTTTGGTACTACTGGACAAATATTAACTAGCCAAGGAAATTCCTCAAGCCCCACATGGTCTAATCGCACACAGTATTTAGGGGTATTGCTATCAGGTGGTTCTACCACTCAAGTTCCAACTTCTAACGGCTACTTAGGCGTATTGCTTAGCGGTGGCTCAACAACACAAGTACCTATTAGTTAAGGATTATTATGACTGCTCGTTTACCCCTAGTTATTAACTCGACCACGATTGAAGAAATCCAATCTGGCGATACCTATAATCTTGCTAATGGTACTGGTTTACCAGTATCAACAGGAATTAGCGGTTTAGGCACTAATGTGGCAACTGCCTTAGCGGCAGGAGTTAGTGGTTCTGGAAACATTGTTTTAGCTACTAGCCCTACCTTAGTTACTCCAATAGGAACAGGCATAAAAGAAACATCTACCGCTATCTCTGCAAGTGCTATTGACTTAACTGCTGGTAACTACTTTACTAAGACTATCTCAGGTACTACGACTTTTACTATTAGTAATGCCGCATCAAGCGGAACAGTAAACAGCTTTATCCTGCAATTAACTAATGGTGGTTCAGCTACAGTAAACTGGTTTTCAGGCGTTAAATGGGCTGGCGGTACTGCTCCTACATTGACGGCTTCAGGAGTAGATGTATTAGGTTTCTATACGATTGATGGTGGTACTACTTATGAATCGTTCACTTTAGGAAAGGCGATGGCTTAATATGCCAGTTCGTGACCTATTAAGTGCTGCTAGTGGTGCTTCTGCCCCAGCAGACCCCTATTTCTATGATGTTTCATTACTACTAAATGGTGATGGAACTAATGGCGCACAGAACAATACATTCCTAGATAGCTCGACCAATAACTTTACGATTACTCGTAACGGCAATACTACACAGGGTAGCTTTAGTCCTTACGGGCCATTGTGGAGTAATTATTTTAACCAAAGCGCATTTTTAGCATCCGCAGCAACAGGCGTAAGTAACTTTGGAACAGGAAACTATACATTTGAATGTTGGGTAAACCCTTCAACGGTCTCTGTAGCAAATGGTATTTATGATGGTAGACCAGCGGGAAATGGTGCGTACTTTACAACAATAATTAATACTTCTGCTAAATTTTTTCTTGTTGCAAATGGTGGTACTGTTTATACATCTAGCACCTCATTAATTGCAAATACTTGGACTCATGTTGCTTTAGTTCGTGGCGGAACTGGGTCAAATCAATGTGCTGTATTCATTAATGGTTCAAGAGATGGCACATTTACAGACGCAACTAGCTATACCGACTCAAAACAAGTTATTGGTGCAACAGCATACTCTCCTTACGGTGTAAATCCATTTACTGGTTACATAAGCAATATGAGAATTGTTAAAGGTACTGATGTATACGGATACAGCAACACCACAATTACAGTTCCAACATCTCCGCTAACAGCAGTTTCTGGCACATCTTTACTTACTTGCCAATCAAATCGATTTATTGATAACAGCACAAATAACATTGCATTATCCGTTGTTAATAGTGGTTTAGCTGTCCAACGCTTCTCACCATTTAACCCAACAGCACCATACTCTACTAGCGTAATAGGTGGAAGTGGATACTTTGATGGAAGTAGTTCATTAACTGTACCTTCTACTTCAGCTTTATCGTTTGGTACTGGAAACTTTACCATTGAATGTTGGGTTAATTTCGCTTCTGTACCAAGCAACGCAGTAGGCATTATTGATGGTCAAGCATCATACACTCCAAGTTTTTATTATGATGGCGGAACTTATAGCGCAAATAAACTTGTTTTAAGCGATAGAACTGCAAATCAAATATCTGTAACTTGGATACCGACTGCTGGTGTTTGGTATCATCTTGCAGCAGTTCGCAATGGCACAACATATACCATATATATAAATGGTTCGTCTATAGGCACTGCAACAGGCTCTAATAGCTATAGTGGAACTGCAACATATACGATTGGCGGAGATTCTGGCGGTGGAAGTAGTTGGGGTTTTCCAGGGTACATTTCTAATTTAAGAGTAACTGGTTCTGCCATTTACAATTCAAACTTTACACCGCCAACAGCGCCATTAACAGCTATTACAAACACTCAGCTTCTTACTAGCATGACTAACGCTGGCATCCCTGACCTTGCTATGCAAAACGACCTACAAACAGTAGGCTCTGCACAAGTAAGCACAAGTGTTAAGAAGTATGGGACAGGGAGTTTAAAGTTTAATGGCACAACCGATGATTTATATTTACCTTCTTCTCCACAATACGCTTTAGATGGTGGTGACTTTACTGTTGAATGTTGGGTTTATTTAAACTCTTATCAATCAACTGCACAAGCTAGGTTATTTTTCCCAACAGGAAACAATCAAAATTGTGATATTGGTGGAAATGGCTCTGCCCCTGGAAAAATATCTTATTATAATGGTACAGGTGGTGTGAATAGCCCTTCTGGAACAATTCCTTTATCTACTTGGACTCATATAGCATGGGTAAGAAGTGGTGGAACTGTTAATTTATACGCCAATGGAAGTAGAGTAGGAACTGGGTCAATAGCTGCAACATCTCCTTCTGCAACTCCTGTTTACATTGGCTCAACTGGAAGTGCAGACTGGTTAGATGGTTATGTTGATGACCTACGAATCACTAAAGGTTACGCTAGATATACAGGCACAACTTACACAGTACCAACAGCATCTTTACCGACTTACTAAGGAATAATTATGTTAATCGCAATCGTTAATGGACAAACAGTAGAACAAGTTGGTGATTACCAAGCTCTGTTTCCAAATACTTCTTTTCCTAGCTCTGGCCCAACTGCTGAATGGATGGCTGAGAACTCATGTATGTATGTCAATACCTATTTGCCGTATGACCAAACTACTCAAGTCTTAACTACAGTAGCACCTTATATCCTTGTAGCTGACCCTGAAAAGCCTTTAGACTGGGTTTATACAGTCCAAGTGCAAGATATGACTCCAGAGCAGTTAGCGGCTTATCAGGCTTCTATAGCGGCTCAGATTGGCGCACAAGCACAAGCATTGCTATCTTCTACAGATTGGACAACGATTCCTAGCGTTGCTGATTCCCAACAATCTAACCCTTATTTGACTAACCAAGCTGAATTTATTAGTTGGAGAAGTCAGGTTAGAGCTATTGCAATTAGCCCTACTTATACATCGGTAATCCCACCACAACCTAAAGATACTTGGTCTAATCAGCCAGCACCTACACCTACTGGTAGCACAACTATTACTATCTAATGTTCGGTAATAACCCTATATCCTCTGCTCCGTTTACGAGTCTTAGTAGTAAGCTCGTAACGAAGCTATTGAGCGTATTAAGTACTGTTACAGTCAGTATTAGCCGTGTTGTAGCATATTTAAAAACATTAAGCGTTACCAGCACTTCTACAGCTACTATTAGCCGTGTAATAGCTTATTTGAGGACATTGAGTGTTTTAAGTACCTCTGTAGCCACTATAACAAGGATTACAGCTCATTTAAAGAGCTTGGTAGTATCTGCTACTGCCACAGTCTCAATAACGGCTTCTAAGGCCAATTTAGTGGCTTTAAGCGTACTTTCTACAGCAGCAGTTACTATTGGTACATTACGAGGTAAATTACTTGCTGTAACTAGCACAAGTGTTGTTTCTATACAACTGTCTATTGGTAAGATAATGACTACTGTTGTAGAGCACACTATTGTGGTGCTTAATACTGTAGGTCAACATCTAGTAAACCTAGCAGTAACTTCTCTTGCTATTGTATCTATTACTAAAGTATTGTCACTAAGCAAACTAATCTCGGTATTGTCTACTTCTACTGCTTCTATTTTAAAAGCTGTAGGTAAAAAGTTAACTGTATTCGTGACTGGTGCAGTATCTTTAATTAAGTCTATTTTAAAGACTATTAAGATTACTGTCACAGAGACAGCTACTATTGCAGTGCAAAAAGCATTCTATAGACTTTTATCAGTTCTTTCTAATTCAGCAGTGTCTATCACTAGAGCACGTGGAAAGATGTTAGTTGTAGTGTCTACCGTTACAGTGAAAATAACTAGAGGATTTACTGTTCTATTAACAGCATTTTCAAATATAATAGCATCATTAATAGCTGGATTGGTTCCGATTTTAGGGGCAAATGTAAGATTTACATTTTTGGCGAACCTAAAAGATAGGGCTGTAGAATTGTACAAACAAAGAACTGTACTGATTAACAAAGGCAATAATAAGGTTCAAAGATGAGCAGCCAATTTAGCTATAAATACACAACAGAATCCGAACTGTTTTCGTTCGATTTTAACCCTGTATTAAATACTGGGGAAACCATTAGCACTGCTACTTGTACAGCAGTTACAGAACAAGGTATAGACCCTAATCCGTCTGCCATTCTATCTGGAAGCCCTGTCGTTAGCTTAGGCAAAGCTACTCAAAGGGTTATTGGTGGTTTTGATGATACTGTCTATCGGTTGATTATGACTGTAACAACCAATCAAGGCAATACTTACACTTGTACTGGTGACGTCCCAGTATATGCACCTACGAGCTTATAATGGGCCACGCAGACTACTTACGTAATGGCGACTGGAACGCAATATGCGATGCCTGTGGTCATAAATATAAATTTTCCCAATTAAAACTAAGATGGGATGGTTTGTACGTATGTAGCTATGATTGGGAACCTCGCCAACCACAAGATTATGTTAAGGGTGTTCGAGACAATCAGTCTGTGCCTGTATCTAGACCTCAAGCACCAGACCAATTTGTTAGAATATTCAATGTAAGCCAACAGGTAAATGGCTATTCACCAAACACATATACACTAGGATAAATTATGGGTATTCCACTTTTTACAAACAATGCTTACACGGCTTTAGCTGCGTCTATCATACCAACAGATACAGTAATTCAAGTTACTGCAGGAACAGGTGGACTATTCCCAAATCCTACTGGAGGAAATTATTTCTATTTGACTTTAATTAGTCTTGTTAATAATGAGCAAATGGAAATTGTGCAGTGTACTGCTCGTGTTGGAGATGTATTAACCGTTGTTCGTGGCGCAGAAGGCACTACTCCACAAGCATTTAGTATTAGTGATAACGTACAATTACGAATCACTGCTGCTGGCTTGGAAGCCTTAATTACTCCTCCTACAACTACATTACCTGCTACCGCTATTACTAGCACTCCTGTAGGTATTGTTACAGCTACTAACGTACAAGGGGCTATTAATCAATTAGCATCTGTAAGTCCTACTACTCCTACTGCTGCTCAAGTTACTTATAATGAAGGGGCTACTGGTGCTGTAACAACAACCGTACAAGCTAAATTACAAGAATCTATTTCTGTTAAAGACTTTGGTGCCGTAGGCAATGGTAGTGCAGATGATACTACGGCTATTCAAGCAGCTATTAATTCACTATCTTCTACTGGTGGTACTGTTTACTTCCCTGCTGGTACATATAAAGTTTCTTCAACTTTAAACATTACACATAATAATATTACATTAGCTGGTGCAGGTAAAGGCGCAACAACCCTTAGTACTTATATTGCTTCTAATGATATTATTTCTTTTGGTGGCGTAGCTCGTGGTGGTGTTCAAGATATGAGCATTACAGCCAGTACATCTCAAGTAGCAGGTGCTGGTATTCATTTTACCAACTGTGACAATGTACGAGCAACTAATATTCTGGTAGGTTATGGACTATATACTGGCATTGCATTTGATGGTGGTGGTTCAGAGTTTGAAAACTATGTAGATAACTTTGAAATCAGTACTTGCACATTTGGTATTTTAATTGGTGCAGCAGGAGCACAGCCACAAGACATTTTTATTTCTACTGGTGTTATCGGCTCATGTTCTAACTCTGGTATCTTTATTTACCAAGGTTCTGGTATTTATGTAGATACTGTAGACATTATTTCTTCAAATAAAGGTCTCACTACTTACCCAGGAAGTTCACAAAACGTATCAAACTGCTTTTTTGACACAGTATTGTGTGATACTTGTACAACTACTGGTTGGTCTTTCTTCTCCAATGGTGGAAGAATAGAACAAGTTAATATGATTAACTGCTGGGGTTCTACTTGTACTAATCATGGTATGGAATTAGCCGCTCAATGTAATGCTTTCTCTATTACTAATTTTAGAGCAATTAATAACAAACAAAACGGTATTTATCTTCAAGGTGCAACCAATATTGGTCTTGTAAATTGCCAAGTAATGAGCAATTCAATGCAAGGTTCTGCTTTATATAATGGTTTAGCCATTGATGGTACTTGCAGTGATATTACAGTTATTGGCGGTAAATACGGCTCAGGATGGGAGGGTGCTGGTTATAACTATCAAGCATACGGTATTTTAGTAGCTGCGGGCACAATCAATCATTACGCTATTATTGGTGCAGATGTTAACGGAAACGTAACAGGCGGTATTCAAGACTTAGGAACAGGTACTGATAAATATGTACAGTTAAATCCTGGTATGCCTGGCGGTAGCGGAAGCGGTGTAACTAGCGTTGGTTTATCTGCTGGCTCAACACGCTTGGCCGTTTCTGGAAGTCCTATTGTATCTAGCGGTACTTTTGCTTTATCTACTACTGATGGTTTCCCATTGGTTACACAAGCATACTCTGGTTCTGCTGCAGGTAACATTGCTACATTTAACAATGCTGGTGGTACACAGATTGCTGATTGTGGTATCCATGTAGGCACAGGTTATATTCAACCCCCAAGTGGAATGACGTTAGGTACATTAGCTAATCCTTGGGGCACTGCTTACTCAACTGCGTACAACTTATCTCAATACAATTCTATTTACAATAGTGGCGGTAATATGCACCTATCCGTAAGTAGTACAGGCGCAAATGATGTAATGGTATTGAGTCCTAGCGATGTAACTGTTTCAGGTACATATCCATTAAAACTAGGTGGCAATTTAGTTTGGAATAGTTATACAGTTGCTGCACCTACAGGCTCTACTTCAACATTCTTACGCAATGATGGAACTTGGGCAACACCTGGAACAGGTTTATTAAGCTCTAACAATACTTGGACTGGAACTAATTTATTCCAACCTACTAGTGGTATTAATGTAGGCGGCTCGACCACATCTAACTCTATGTTAATTGGTTTTAATGGTGCTGCTATCAACTTTTACAATTCCTACACTGGAAACTCTTATAACTCACTTTACTATAACGCTACTGGCACAGCATTAGCAAATCAAGCCTATTATTTAGCATTTAATAATGCTGGTAGCTTTGCTAATGAATATATTTTTGCTGGCGATGGAACTGCACAAAAAACAGGCGGTGGTTCATGGGCAAGTATTTCAGATGCACGCCTTAAATCTAATGTAGCTCCTTTAACAGGTTCATTGGATAAGATTACCGCTTTAAATCCAGTAACTTATTCTTGGAACATTGATACTACTGAGCCTACCGTTGGCTTTATTGCACAAGAAGTTCAAACAATTATTCCTAATGCCGTAAAAGGTCACGCTCCAAATGAAACAGAAGCCAAGTTCATTACAGACGAAACATTGTCTATAGGCTGGCAAAATGACATGACTGCTTACTTAGTTGGTGCTATTAAAGAGCTTAAAGCTGTTGTTGAAGCACAAGCAGTAGAAATCTCAGAACTCAAAACAAAGGTTGGAGTTTAATATGCCAACAAGTTATACCATTAATCGAGACCAAGTAATCAATGCTTCATTGCGTACTTTAGGTGTTATTGGTGCTGGAGACGAACCTAGTCCTGAAGACTATGCAAACTGTGCTCAAGCATTAAATCTATACATCAAGCAATTGCAGACTAAGGGTTTACCCTTATGGTTAGTTGAAGACTTGCAAGTACCTATGATTGCTGGTCAATATGTCTATCAATTAGGCCCAACTGGAGATGTTATCTGTGACCGTCCTTTAAGAGTGGTTATGGCGTTCATTAGAAGCCCACAGCAAAACGATACAACCCTTCAAGTCATCTCACGTCAAGAGTATATGCAACAGGGCTATAAACCCTCTTCTGGCATCCCTAATCAGGTCTATTATGACCCACAGCTAGGTAATGGCGTATTGTATGTATTTAACAACCCAAATGCCGATGGATGGACTATTCACTTACAAGTTCAACAGCCCATTCAAGACATCTTAACTCCAGGCGCAATTCCGCAGTTTCCATCGGAATGGTTCAATACATTAAAGTTTGGCTTGGCTGACCAGTTAGCCCTTGAGTATGGTGTTCCTGCACAAGTACGTGCTGAACTAGCTCAACGTGCCGCTAAATATGAAGAAGTAATGACAGATTGGAGCCAAGAAGAGGCTTCTACATCATTTTCGCCCGAATATCGTTTTAGGAACTAATTATGGCGATTAGCCGCATTCCACTTGCTCATAACATTGGTAGTCGTGACGGAACCTTAGACAAGGACTCAAAGCTAGGCAATGCGATTATTGAAGTAGAGAAAAAAGAATCTATTGCAGCCGTTAAGCGTCCAGGACTCAAAACTTATCAGACTCTAACTGCAGGAGAAGGACTTGGTATATTTGCCGCTGGTAGCCACTTACTTACTATTATTGGAACTACGTTCTATGACAATGGAGTGGCTAACCCTACCCCTGTTGATGGCACAGATGAATATGACTTTATTTACTCGGTAGACCAAACTCAAGTTTTTTTTAAAAATGAAAAGCATGGATATGTCTATACCATTGCAACAAGCACCATTTTGGATTTATCTGGCACCATAACGACCGAAAGTGGTACGACTGTTAGTGGTAGTCCTACGGTAACATTGTTTGCAGCTAACCCTGCAATTCAGGTTGGTCAAGTGGTTACTGGCACGGGAATCCCTGCTGGTACTTATGTTCTAACCGTATTTGGAGCGTCTCTGACGTTATCACAAAATGCTGCCTCTTCTGCTACCTCTACTCTTACCTTTACTACCTCTTATCCTGGTACTACTGTATCAGGTGCTGTTTTCGTAGACGGTTACTATGTTGTTGGAACTCCCGAAGGACTGTTGTATAACAGCAACGTGGAAGACCCTACGACTTGGCAAGCCATTAACTATCTTGGCGTGGTGTCTGATGCCGACCCATTATTGTGTATTGGTAGAACTATTAATTACATCGTTACGATGGGGTCTCATCATATTGAGTTCTTCTACGATGCAGGTGTAAGCCCAGGCAGTCCATTCCTTCCTTACCAGAACTCTGTAATTCAGTTTGGTGTAGCAGCAGAAGATTCTTTAGTACAAATGGACAATACCCTTGTTTGGATGGGTACAAGCCACCAAAAGGGCTTTCAAATGATGGCTATGTCAGGCCAGACTCCTCAAATTATCTCTAATCAGTATATTGAGAGGATTATCAATAACTGTAATCCTGACTCTGCTTATGCCTTTAGTATTAAGACATCAGGGCATTCATTATACGTATTAACCCTTAGAGACTTAGGGTATACCCTAGTATATGATTTTGCTCAAAACGGCTGGACATACTGGACTTCCACTGAAAATAACGTAGAAGGTTATTTTAAGGGTCAGTTCTATACCAAGTATCAGGATATGGACTTAATCCAACATCAAACCAATGGTAAGGTCTATGAGTTTGACCCCAATACATATCAAGATGATGGCAATCCTATTACCGTATTAGCTCGTACCCCATTAATAGATGGCGGTACTAACCTACGTAAGTTCTGGAGAAGTGTCCAAGTAGTAGGAGATAAAATTGATTCTTATGCCCTATTACGATATACCTCAGATGATTATCAAACATATTCTGCGTGGCAGAACGTCAATCTCAATACCTCTAAATCCGAAGTCCATAGACTAGGACAAGGGCGTAGAAGGTCATTTGACTTACTTCACCAAGATAACGTACCATTGAGACTCGAATATTTCGAAGTAGACGTGGAATCGGGGGATACGTGATAACTTACCAAGAAGAAGCCTATTCTAAGTGTATAGATGAGCTTAAAGCCATTTATCCAGAGCATTATGAAGAATTGGCAGTAGAGAAGTCTGTACCACTTGAACCAGACTATGAAACATACCTTCTTCTTGAAAAACTTGGTAAAATCAGCTTAATAACCTGTCGTAAAGACAATGAATTAATTGGGTACATAATGTTCTTCATTAATACCCATATGCACTATAAGTCTTGTAAAGTAGCACATGAAGACATTTATTATCTAATGAAGCCTTATAGACAAGGTAGAATTGGGATAAAATTGTTCCAATACGCTGAACAAGCAATGAGAGAGAAAAAAATAGACAGGATTATCTTTGGTACTAAGGTGTATCTAGATAATTCTAAATTGTTCGAATATTTAGGGTATAGATTCTATGAGAAATTATATACCAAACTACTCTAGGATGAAACATGAGTGATTCAGTCAGCAGTTTTTTTAGTGGCGTTGGAGATGTAGCTTCCAGTGTTGGTAATGCAGTTGGAGGCGTTGCTCAAGACATTGGTAATTTGGGAGCAGGTTTTGACCAATTTGTTGGGTCTTCAATCCCAGGTGGATGGGCAGGATTAGGTGCTTTAGGTGCTGCTGCGTTTACTGGTGGTGCTTCTCTTGGACTAGATGCTGGATTAGTTGCTTCTGCTGATGCTACTGCCGCAGGATTGGGATATTCTTCTGCTGCCGAGGCTATTCAAGCTGGTGCCATTACTGCTGAAGGATTAGGACTTCCCGCTGCTACGACTGCTGCTGATTTAGCTGGTGTATCAGGTTCTGCTTCTGCAGGTTTTTCTGGATTGGGTAGTGCTACTTCTGGAGCAGGTGCAGCCTCATCTTTCACACCTGAAATGTTAGCGGCTGCTCAAGCCTCTTCTGACCCAGTTGGAATGTTGTCTTATTTGTCAGGTGCTACTCCACAAGAGATTGCTGCAGCTACTGGTTCAGGAGCACAAGCAAGCACATTATCACAGATGCTTGGATATGCTAAAACTGGTGCTGACATTGTTGGTGGCGTAGGAAAGATTGCTGGTGGAATTAAATCATTAGGTGCTGGTAAACAAGTTGGTCAATTACAAGCTGACCCTTATGCTCAGTATCGTGGACAAGCTGCTTCACAATTACAGAACCTATTAATGAACCCACAGTCTGTTACTCAGACTCCTGGATACCAATTTAACTTGTCACAAGGTATGCAAGGTTTACAGGCTCAACAAGCAGCACAAGGACGATTAGTCTCAGGTGGTGCTTTGTTACAAGGTCAACAATATGGACAGAATTTAGCTTCTCAAACATACCAACAACAACTACAGAACCTATCTACATTGTCAGGTGCTAATCAATCTCCTGCTACTGGTGCTACTTCACAGGCTGGTTTAATTGCTGGTCAATTAGGTGGTCAATTAGGTGGTTGGCAAAGTATTGCTGGTGGTGCTGGAAACGTATTAAACCCACTACAGACTTTGTACTCTCAGTATAATCAATCATCCCCTTCTGTAAGTTAAGGAACTATTATGGCAGCAGGAATTGGAACCGAATTATTTAATTTAGCTTCTAGCTTTGACCCCTACGGTGCGTATCGTGAAGGTGGTATGGCTCCTCAGAAGTATGATATTGAGCAACAAAAGCTAGACGTACAACAACAAGCCATGAAAGAAGCTCAACAAGAGTTGGGTGGAGCTAAACCTGCAGGAATGCAAGCT